TTAATAGTTACTTGTTTTTTCTCTTTCTGTATTCTTCTTATGAAAGCATAATATATTATTTGCGTGAAGTATGCAAAAGGATTGTTTGATTTCTTTGGATTAAAGTTGTCTAGGTACTGTAAGCAGTTTTCTATACCATCACTAATCATATCATCTCTAAATGTATAATTAATAAAATTTGGTCTATAAGATAAGTGATTCGCTATCTTTAAAAAACAACCACCAATGTAATCTGTAACAAGTGGTTTTTCTGTTTTCTTTCTTTCCGCCTTGTTAACTCCTTTTTTATATTCCACCATTGCAGCTAAAAATTCTTTATTGTTTACATAGTGTTCTTTTTTTGTAGTTTTTCTCATTCTCTTAATATAACACCTTTCTCTTAAAAAGTCAATGTTTAAATGAAATTTCGGTTACTTTTTTTATTGTAGTTTGGCTCTGAATCAGCATTGACTTTTCGGTAAATCTGTGTATAATAGAGCGTGTAGCGGGTTGACCAGAGACCTAGCTATAGTATTCTTAATGGATAGTTTTATCCATATCTTCATCATCAAAGTCTTCATCAAATATATCACCTATCTTTTCATTCTGAGCGTCCGTAAACCTTTGTTGTTTGTAGTTTTGTTGCCTAACAGGAACGGGTTTTACATCATAGTTCACAGCAATGTTAACATAACTACTAATCATTTCAGCAGACGCATTTGTTATTGTCATTATTTTATTCTTAGGAATAGTTATTACTTTATCTGGAGTGTAAGAACACCATTTAATTAAAGCGATATAGTCTTTGAATCCTGTCATTGTCATTTGAGGAACATACTTAATTAGTAACGGTTTTTCGATTCGTACTAATTGAGAGTTTTCTGGTAACTGATTCTTACCTGTGGGTAATACAGTTACAACATCTTCTCCATTGACTAACTTGATTATCTTAACGCCTATTAGTGGTTTATCTACATTCATATTATTTTAACTCCACATTATGGATCTCGTATTCAAAATCCTCTTCGTTGTATATATTTATCCTTTCTCTAAAGTGTGCAAGAGTATAATTTTCTTTTTCATTGTGCGTTAAATCATCTGCTATATCATACAAAGTAGCATCCGAATCATTATCTTTTAATCTTAAACCTCTACCAATTGATTGCAAGTTTCTTATTCTACTTTTACTAGGACTTGCAAAAACTATATTGTGTAAGTTTCTAATATTAATACCAGTAGAGAAAGTACCATAACTAGCAACTATGATTGCACCTTCAGACTTTTCAGTTATAAATCTAATCTTTTCTATTTCTTCAGCTGCCACACCACCATAAACAAAGAACACTTGTTTGTCTGATTTTTCTTCTATTAACTTTTGAAGTATCACTCCGTGTTTCTCTACATATTGAAATAAGACTAAAGTATTACCTTGTAGTCCTGTAACTAAATTACGAATATACTTGTTTCTTTTTTCATTAGAAACCAAATAGTCCATTTCTTCTTGGTATGTTTTGCCAAACATATCTGCTCTGACCTGTTTATCGTGTTGTAAAATTAAACAGAAAATTTTTAAATTAGCAAGTTGTTTCTTTTCTTGTAGTTCACTTGTAGATACTACCTTGTTTACTGTACCAAACAGACCTTCTAATACGAGTTTGTGTGTTTTAGTGCCATCTAAAGTACCTGTAAGACATACTCTATATTTGCACTTCTCTAGTTTAGACATTATCTTTGTTAATGAAACGGCTTTAAACAAGTGTGCTTCGTCACCAACAACCATACCATATTGTTCAAACCATTTCTTTGGTAGATTGTAAATAGACTGCCACGTACTGATTACTACTCGTTTGGTAGTGTCCTTATCGTGTCCTTGGTATATTCTGTGTACATTGCGATCACTATTATATCCATAGTCTTTAAAGTCTTTATATAACTGTTCCACTAAAGATGTTGTTGGCACAATTATTAATATCTTGTCTTGTTTCTTTTCTTTTAATCTCAACAGATTGTATATTAACATTAGATAAATGATTAACGATTTACCTGAGGCAGTTGGCGACAACAACAAACATCTACTCTTTGTTATAGAGTGTACAAATGCTTCTCGTTGATAATCTCTTATTTCTATTTTAGGTATCTTTAACGCTTTTAAAAATCTAGTTACATCATCAGCATTAGTTTGTACATCTTTAATTTTAGTACCATCAACTATCTGTATGTTGTTCTTTTCGCACCAGTCAATAATGTAAGGATACAATCCTGCATATATCTTACCAGTTGCATAAGCAAATAATCTAATTTTTCCATCCCATACTCTATTACGAAATGCTGGCATAAACTTATATCCAGGTACTTCAAAGGTAAAGTATTCGCCTAACTCTCTACGAATATCAGCGTCTGCTTCTATCTTTAAATAGACTTCGTTTATTTTATCTATGATGAGGTATCTTGTTATGGTCATTGTTAGATAGCGCCACTAGTAAACTTTCTCCAGTCAATAGCATTCTTAATATTAAATGATCTATTGGAGATTTGTCTTACCGTTCTATCTAAAAAATCTACTGTTACTTCCAAGTATTTAACCTTTTGATGTGCCTTTGTGTACTCGTCATCGGCCTCAATATATCTATCAACATCTGATCTCATAATTTTTAAGTTAAAAGGTTTCAATTGATAAACAGCAGGATCAGATTTACCTGTGTAGTATTCCCACTTATCTCTTTTGATTAATTTAAATTCATCTTCAGCACGAGTCAATAATAACTTAAACTTTGTTAAGTGTTTCAAAAATTCGTTGTGTAGTTGAGGGGTCTTTAATGATTCTAAATCTAATTCAGTATCATTAATTTTTAGCTTCTTATCAGCTAGTTCTTGTAGTTGTTCTAAATCCATAATAACTCCATTATAACACAAAACTCTTAAAAAATCAAGTTTAAGAGGTTGTAATTGTTGTTCTACTCGCCTGACTATTAGCGAAATCGTATATTTTATATTCAAAAGTTACAGTTGCCGTTAAGTAATCTGTATCAGTTGCTTGTTGATTGTACTGTAAAGAAGATAAAGATATTGGAAAGCAATCTCTAAATCTAACTTCGGTAACAGGATTGTTTTTACTTGTTAAAATACTCAATGTTGAGTCTGATAATATACCACCTGTATTTGGTGCATTAAATTTTACTCTTCCTGCGTCACCTAATGTACTACTTTTAGATGTAGGAAATCTATCGGATCCACCATCTAATAAATTTTTAAATTCTTGGTGACCACCAGGAAAACCTAGACCTCTTAACCAACCGTGTATCTCTTGGTAGTTTTCTAAATTTTCATCTACAAGAAATGTAACTGATAAAGGTTCGTATCTTAACTTCTCACCTGGTAAAGGAATATCTCTAAATGGTGTTGGTTGTGTATAGTTATCTGATATACTAATACCTGGTAAATTTACCTGTGTACAAAAGTATTCTACTTTAGGAAGTTTAGCAATACTAAACTTAAACTTTGTAGGGTCAGCGTAATCTTGTTTAGTTGGTTGTCTGCTATATGCGTTAGTAGTAGTCATAATACTATTTATCTGTTTGCTTATCTACTTCTTGCCACTCTTTTTCAGTTGCCTTCTTCTCTAGTTCTTTCTCATTATCTGTTAAAACCTTGTCTTTTGCTTCAACTTCTTCAAGTCTTTGTTCTATATTTTCTAAAGGATTGGGGTCTTTTTTGTTTAAGGTTGCAAATGCTAGTGCTAAAAAGACTAAAGCAAATGCGAATATGTAAAGGTATTGTATTAATATTTTCTTCATACTTTTATTTATAAGGCCAAAAAAAAGGGCGACTTTTTAGGGTCGCCCTTCTTAAATCAATCGTTAAACAACGATCAACCAATATTACATTATGTTAGCAACTTGTACTCTTTGGTAGTATCTATTACTGTTCGCTGAACCAGCGTTGTTAACAGCAGTAGCAGCACCGGCTTGAGCACCTGTTTCTGCAAATGGGTTCGCAACTAAACCGTATCTAGTTTTGAAACCAATTTTTGGTTGGAATGTATCTTGTCCAACTGCTCTTACCATTTGTAATGGCACATAAGGGCAGTAGAAAATACCAGCGTCATAAGGTGATGTACCTTTGTAACCGACAACATAGTATTGTTTAGCACTTGAATTAGCACTATATGGATCAATATACACTTTGTATCTACCGTTTAATGTACCAGCAAAAGTATTACCAGTGTCATCAACAGATAGATTGTTGTTTAATGCAGGAGTGTAATCTAAAACACCAGCCATTTGTAAAGCACTTGCAACATCAGCTGAACAGATAATCATATTACCTTTTCCTCTTCTTGTTCTTTGTGCAATTCTATTAGCATCTCTCTCTAGTTGGAACATTAGTCCTTTGAATCTCTCAACTGACCATCTTCCATTAGAGTCTGTGTCTAAATCAAAAACACCAGCTGTTGTTGTATTAACAGCGGCACCTTTTTCTGCATTGATATAAATTGTTCTTACTACTTCTCTATTGATTTCCGCAAGGATCTCAGCAGATAGGATATTTGCAAGTTCTGTTTCAGCGTCTAAACCGTGGATTGCTTTTAAGTCTTGAGCAAGTTCCATAGTGTATTCAGCCTTTAGAGCTCTTGATTTAGCAGTTACAGTAGATTTCTCTATTGAAAAAGCCATTTCAGCAAACTGGTTTGAACCAGCGTCACCCAATGCTTCAGCAGCACCAGTTGTCATTCCTTGACCTCTACTATAATCAGATGATCCAGCACTAGCGTCATTTAATACACCAGGGTTAGTTCCACCGTGATCTGAAGGTGTAGCAGTTCCAGAAGAATCTCCAGCAGCGTTTCTGCTTGAAAAGTCTGTATCTGCTTCGTCAAATAATGCTTCGTTTCCTACTTGTGAAGTATATCTACTTCTCATTGCAAAGATAAGTCCAGTAGGACCAGTCATAGGTTGTACACCTGCGATATCGTATGCGATAAGATTTGGCATTGCTCTTCTAACTAAAGAAATTAGGATTGGATCCCAATTTGCAACTGAAGAACCAGTAGCATTTGTAGGCGCTGCTTCGTTTAAGAAACCAGCGTCTTCTTTCATAGCTCTTTCTTGGTTTTCCAAGATAGTAGCTGTAACGGCTCGTCTGTAAGAATCCGTAACTTTTGGTAAGTCAGGGTGTTCTAATACAGGCTGCCATTTTTTTTCGTATTGTTCTGATAAATACATTTTTATTTCCCTCTATTTATTTGACAACTTAATGTCTTTTGTTTTACTTATAGCGGCACTATAAGCAGCCATTGCATTAGTTAAATCCTCGGGTTGAGAATTTGACTCCGCCGCAACATCATCTATTCCACTAGCAGACTCTTTCTTTCCAAAGTAACTTTCTTTGATAGTTGATACTTTAGATTTAAAATCTTCTTCGTTTGAATATTCAATTTCTTCAGCAAGTTTGTTAAATTTCTCTTTTTGAGTTTCAGCAAGATTAGAAGCCGCAACATCAATGATGTCTTGTCTTTTTAGATCGCCGTTACTTTTTGATAATTCAACATTCTTTTCAATTGATTCGTTAAGTTTTTTGTTTAACTCCTCAATTTTTGAAGATTGATCTTCTAGTACATTATATTTTTCGTCTGGAACATCAATGTAATGGTCTTCAAATAATTTTTTTAGACCACTAATAAAGTCCTCAGCGATTTCACCTTTGATTCCTCGTTCTAAAGCAAGTTCGTTTTCTTTCATCCATTCTTCCACTACATATGCAAGGTAAGAATCAACTTTTTCAACTAACTCATCTTTAGACTTTGAAGTTTCTTCGGTTAATTTCTTGTCGTAATCTGCTTGTATTTCTTCTCCGATTTCTTTTACTTTAGATTTAATCGCAGCCTCAAATACAGTTGCAGCTTTTGTTTTAAATTCTTCTGATAATGAATCTTCTCCAGCGACAAGAGCGTCAACGTGTTCTTTAACGTCAATCTCTTTTTCTTTACTTTCTTTTACCTTCTCGTCTTCTTTTTTATCTTCTTCCTTAACTTCAGATTTTTTATCATCTTCTTTATGAGCTGACTCTTTTTTGTCTTCTTTAGAGTCATCTTTTTTGTCAAGGTATTTTTTTAGACCAGCTGGCATTTCGCCTTCTTTGATTTCTTTATCTTCCGAGTCTTTGTCAGTTTCTTTAGCGCCTTCTTTTTTCAAAGTAGGCATTGGATCAGGTGCGCCCTCAGATTTTTGAGGTGCTTGTCCAGAAACTTCTTTTACTTTTTTTGTTGCGTCAGGATTACTGTCTGTTGGTTTAACAACAGCTGCGCCTAAATCTTCAGCACTATTAGATAGTGGCGAAGTTTCAGCTGCTACAGCATTCTTCTTAGGAGCGTCTGGAGCCGTAGCTTCCATAACTTCTTGTATCGTATCCGCAACATTTTTATTGTCGGCCATTGAAATCTCCTCTTATTGTTTAAAACTAGTTTTAAATAGCTATTTAATGATATTTATAAAACTAGAGATTTTTAAGAAAGCTTTTAAAGACTTTTACCTTAGCTTCTGCTAAAGCACTAGACTTTGCCTTCTCAATTTCTCGTTTCCAAGCTTCTATGTTCTTTTCAACGAGTACTCCGTTGTTCCATACCCACTCTTTACTCTCCATTATACCTTCTACGAAAGCGTCTGGAGCGCTGGGGTCTGCAACTATGTCGGCAGCAGTTGCTAAATAAAAGTCATCTTTTACATAGTTAGCACCACCTCTTGTTTCTAACGAACCCATACCTCTACTAGATACACCCAATTGAGCGCCTTCGTCAATAAGACCTTTTACAATCTTACCGTAAGGTGTGTTCATTATTTTAGCTTCACCGACAAAATTAGTGCCCTCTGGAGCAAGTTTTGTAATCATATGACTAACTCTTTCCAGGTTTA